GAAGTCGGAACTGGTCGGCAGGGCGTTGCCTACGACCGGCACATTGACCGTCTTGCCGCGTTCGAGGAACTCGGCGGAGAAGTCGGTCGAGAAGGCACGCAGCGGCTGGAGCGCGGCGCGGAAGGCTTCGAGAAAAGCCTGAGAAATGCGGATGTCCTGAAGGTTGGTAAGCGTGTTGGCCATAAATGGAAAGGTGCGGTCGGTTAACGTCAGAGGTAGGCACGAAGCGCCGTGCGTTTAGCGGTTGAGTATCTTGGACTTGTTCTTGCGCCAGAAGGCGGTTTGCGCGGCGGGAGATTCCTGCTTACGAAGTTCCTCGACGAGGTCGGTCGAGGCTGCGGTCACGGCATCGCCCTGGGCAGTGACAGCGAGGGGCGTGACGCCGACCGAGGCGCAGATTTCGGCGGCTTTCGCCTCGGCGGTCTTGGACGCGGATTCGAGCTGGGCAATCTTGGCCAGCGCGTCCTGATTCTGCTGGCGCAGCGTCTTCAATTCAGATTGAAGCCGAGTAACGGAGGCCAACTCCTCGTTGCGGGCGCTTTCGGCATCCCGCAGACGCTGATTCAGTTCGGTGTTCGAGGTCTGCGCGGCTTCGAGCTGGGAGCCCAGCTCCGAGAGCTTCGCCTCGGCGGCGCTCAGTTTTTCTTCGAGTGTCATGGCTATGCCCCATGCAGCGTTGTCAACCGTGCAAGAATCGCGGAGCGACTCGGAACGATGCCCGTGACAAGCCCGCGCTCCGCCGCCTGCGTGCCGTAGAAGGACTGGCCCTGCATGGAATCCGCGCCAACGCGGCTGCGCTTGCCCGTGACTGCGCTCATGAACATGCCGTGAACCGTGTCCACGCGCTCTTGCAGGAGCGCCCGCTGCTCGTCCGTCAGGCTCGTGCCCGGGAAGCCCGCCGCCTTGTAGGGCCCCGCCTTGATGACGTCGACAAAGAGGCCGGAGTGGGCCAGCGCGGCGGAACTGTCGAGGAGCGCGAGATATACGCCCACGCTGCCGACGGATGCGCTCGGCGTCGCAAGAAAGTCGTCCGCTTGGCTCGCCAGCCAATAGGCGGCGGAACACGCCTCGCCCGATGTAAAGGCGAGCGTGGACTTCGGGAAGGCCGCGATTTGCGCGGCAAGTTCCGGGACGCCCGTCACGGTGCCGCCGGGCGAATCCACGTCGAGAAGCAGCGTCCGCACCGAGGGATCAGCAGCAAAGGCGTCGAGCGAGGCCGAGAGGTCGGCCACGTCGCAGCCGCCAAGCATCTTCTCAATGGGCGAAAGGTTCGCGCCGATCGGCCCGCAAATGGGCAGGATGCCAACGCCGTTTTCCACACGTGCCTGCGGCGGCTCACCAAAGAGTTCCTTCAGGGCATCCGTGAACCCCGAGCAGCGTTCGACAAAAGCGGCCAGCAGTCGCGGTTCAACAAGCAAGGGTTCGTGGCGAAGAATGGCGTCAGCAAAGCTCACGCCTTGGCAGGCTTGTCAACGGGAGCGTTGGGCGTCGTCACGCTCTGCGTGCCACTTGGCCGGTAGAGCATCTCCACCGGCACGCCATACCTTGCCGCAGCCTCCAGAATCGCCTTGGCGTCCTGCGCTCGCCGCTCGATCTCTTCGGAGAAGTTCATGCCTAGCTCCGAAAAATGGTCCGAGAACGAGAGTAAGCCCATTTCGACATTTTTCCGATGGGACTCATCTTCCCGCCCTGCGTCGACCGTCACCCTTCGCGGGCAGACCCACCCCACCTTGTTCCAGCCCTTCACGGGGGCCAGCTCGCCGCGGTCGATTGCGTCGCCGATGACGTAGCCCCACGTCGGTTGCAGGAGCCTTTGAATCAGGATCATCTGCCGGTAGCTGAAGCGCCGGTCCGCCTTCGCCACGATGAGCCGCACGCCCGCGCCGCCGATATTCGAGGCGTCGAGCACGAACTCATACGGCAGCATCCCGGCGGCGGAGTCGCGCTTGAGGTGTTCAAGGAACCCCGTAAAAACGGGGCTGGGTCTGTTGGACTGGAAGCTGTCGAGAGATTCGCCGGGCTTGAGCGCCACGAGCTTGCCGCCGACAATCCGCTGGAGCAGGGCCGCGTCGCTCGCCGCGTTCGGCTGCTCGCCGGTCTCCACGCTGAAGTCGCCCGATTCGTCGAGCGCACCGCTCTCGCGCTTCAGGATGCGGGCAATGTCGGCGTTGTCCTTCACGGCGTGCTTTTCGAGCGCGAGCATCTCCATCTCGTCAAGGATGTGGTTGATCGAATGCTGAAGCGTCGGCGGCTGGCGCACTCCGCTGGCCGATTCCGGCTCGAAGATGTGCATGACGGCGTTCGCGGGCACGTCGCGGGTCGCGTTGTCGTCAAGAATCAAGCGGTAGGCCACCGGCGCGCCATAGGCGTCGAGCTTGATGCCGTCGACCGTTTCCGCCGAGCCGAACGTGTCGCCGATGCGGTGCGATTCGACCAGTTGCAGGCGCGGCAAACCGAGGCCGTCGCGCACCTTGAGGCAGAAGTATTCGCCGTCCACATCGAGGCCCCGGCAGACGAGGTGCTGGCATTCCTCGAAGCTGAAGCGGCGCGTGATCTCGGCCCGTGCCGACCAGCGGGCAAAGTAGGCTTCGGCGGCCTTGTTCCAGTCGGCGTCGTCACTCTGCGGCTGTGGGCGGATGCCGTCGCCGGTCGAGTAAATCGCCATGTCGGCCACCATCTCGCGCGAGAAACCGGAGTTCTTGTTGAGGTAGCGCGAGCGGCGCACAAGCTCCCGCCGCGTGTGGCTCGTCAGCTCCTTCTTCGTGTCCGTGGGTGCCGCGCCAGGCACCTGACCGCGTCGCGGCGAACTGTTCGCCGACTCGTAGCCGGAATACCCGAAGAGGCGCGAAATGTGGTGCAGGAGCTTCACATGCGGAAGCGGCTGTCAACGCGAGAGACGCCCACCGTCCGGCCCTGCCGACGATACTTCTCCGGCGCGAGCTTCACGAGGGCATCCTGACATGCCTTGATGACGGTGTGGATTTCGTCGATGTGGCGCTTCGTATAGCTAGAGCCGTCGTTCGCGTAGGCCGTCAGCGTCTTCTTCAGCTCAGCCTTGTGGACAGCAAGAATCTCCTCGATTTCAAAGATGGTAAAGCCTACAGAGTAATCAACAATCGGCATTCCACATCGAGACTGTCAACGAATGACTGAAGAGGAAATCATCAAGGAGTTCGTTTCTATAGAAGAAATCGAAGGCGAGGTAGTGCTCTCTGTGCGAATCATCGAGTGGGATGGCCCCCACGCCCCAATTTCTCATTCTGTCGAAGTCCGCCGATTTGCGGGGCATGCCGGTGACGACATAACCAAGAAGGCTATCAAGGCCGTTTTGCGCAAGAAACAATTCTTTGGGCGCTGCCAAGAATGCGGTGAGCTTAACCCGAGTGGATGGATGCACGACTCGAAGATCTGCCAGCATTGTGCGGAAACAAATCACGGAGTCGTCTATTAAGCCGGTGTGCCCTCTTCGCTGGTCTCCCGTTCCACGCTCTCCCGGCCCACGATCTTGAGCATCGTTGCGGCGGCAGCCTGCATCGCCTCGCAATCCCAGTAATGGTTCGGGCGCTTGCCGATCTGCTTCCAGAGCCAGTTGTCGTGCTCCTTGACGCGCTGCTCGCTCTCCATCTGCGAGAGGTAGTCCTCGTCGATGTCGTCGGGCACCTCCCACGTCGGGCCATTGGCGGGGTTCTGGTTACGGCGCAGTCGGGCGAGTGTGTCCTTGATGTTGAGGTTCGACCAGTAGTGAACGTAGCAATGCCGGTCATTCGTCAGCACCACCTTGCGGCGCGGCGAGTAGAAACGCTGGACCGTCCCCTGCGCCTTCGTGTGATGCGGGAAGGTAAGACGGCGGTCGCCCATGAGCGCGATCCACCCCATTCGGGCACACTGCCGATACACATCGTAAGTCGCGTGGCCAGCGTCCACGAAGACAAGATTCGGATGGATATTGAACCGGGATTGAAGCGCCTCCACGTCGTCGAAGGTCAGGAGTCGCTCGTTCCAAACAAGGCGCGAGGAACCGTCCGCTGCCCAACTGCGGACGAGCGCGAAGAAGTGGTCCATCTGGCAGTCCACCGTGAGGATGCGCAGCGGTATCGGCGTCTCGGCAAAAGGCGGCGCGATGACGCGGCCCATGCGATTGATGCCTCCCTCGCCTGCCCACGGCTCGCCCTTGCGATAGCCACAGGTCGCGATCTCCATCTTGTAGTCTTCCACGTATTCGCGCCACGGGAGCGCCAGGCGTTTCTGGTAAAACTGCTGGAGGAGCGAGGTATCACCCTGTCGCATCGCGGCCTTCGCCCGCAGGTAGAGTTCCGCCAAGCGACCCCACGACATCGCGCAAAGGGCGTTCCAGTGGAAGCCGACGTTTTCCGGCGCGGCATTCGGATTCGTGCGCACGAACTGCCCGCTCGCATTCAAGACGCGGCGCATGGCGTCCGTGTCCGGGAAGTAGTGGTTGCACGCGGTGCAGCGGAGCGACGCCGTTTCGCGCACGGCGGCGAAATCCCAGTTGCCGTTTGTATCGCGGGCGTCCTTACTCCACTCGATGTTGTCCCAGTCGAAGGGCTGGCGCTTGCCGCATTCCGGGCAGGCGAAGGTCCATTCGCGCATGTCCGTCGTCTCGAACTTGCGGTGCGTGTCGTCGTTCTCCTCGCCGCCCTGACTCATGAACACGCACTTGCCAAGCCAGCCGAACGCCGTGACGCGCGCCTCCGCCTCGGCCATGTGTCCCGCGGGATATTGCCACGTTTCATCGGCAAAAACCCAGCGGATTGACCTGCGCTGCAAGTTGGTTTTGTTGAAGGCCCCGAGGATCCAAAGGGGCATGCCATTGGCAAAGTGGATCGTGTGGTTACGCTTCTTGTGGCGGTCCTTTGGGAAGAGCTTTCGGACGGGTTCGCACTCGTCGAAGAGCTTCTGAAGGCGGGACTCCGACTGGTCTTTTGCGTCGTCATCGGTCGCGCTGAGCCACAGCGTCGGGCCGGGCAGATTCGGCACGATGTAGCACAGCGCCAGTTCCGAGACGGTGGTTTTGCCCGCCTGCACCGCTGCGATGATGCTCACAACGCGCACCTTCGTGTCCACGATGGCTTCGAGCGGCTC